ACGGTATCCCTAGATTATTCACATCAGTGGTTAATCCGGCTTCTCTTATAGCACCACCAGAATACACTTTTATCTTTCTCGAAGACGATATACCATCTCCATTCGTAGAAGATGTTATAGCGCCATTAGCGTAGAGCGAGATACCTGGCATTATGCCTGAGCTACAATACTTCAAAGCTGCCATTGTGATCTCCTATACGACCCATATACACCCGTTGGCTAACGTACCAGGTTGCACAGTAGGAACGCGGATGTTGGAGAAATTATTTATACCGGTAAAAGCATTCGTACCAGACAGCGTATTATTTCCAGACATGGTATTGTCTCCAGACAGCGTATTGTCACCGCTGAATGTATTATTTCCAAGAAACGTATTGTCATTAGCTAACAGCGCGTTTAGCGCATACCATCCAGTTCCAAATATATACACGTACAGCCTGAAGTCCGTTGTACGAATCCACAACCTGCCATTGTCATTAACATCAAGCGGCGTTACATTATCCGGACGAAGCGTAGGAGCAGTTGCCTGGTAATAAACAACAGCACTTCCCATCTTATGATGGCCATGATTTATAAGAGTACCTGAAGCAGGGTCCATGTGGTGTTCTTTAGCGATACGCTCTCGTATAGCTACCTTTAATTCCCGAATCCTATTATCGCCAAAGCTCGGGGTCTCCCCACTTGTCGGAGACTCCTCGAATCCGCTATTCCATACAGCCATTAGTAATCTCCTTCTATCCTGAAGCCGATATCCTCCATATCAGCCGACAGTTCATACTGTTGCACAGCAGAAGAAATAGAATCCTCAAGATCCTTCTTCGTGCTATACGCACCAGACCACTCCTGCATCTGCCTGAGGCCCCACCATATCGCCCAAAGTAGAATGGCTTCATGGAATATCTCAGGTATCTGAGGTTCGTCATCTTCAGCGAAAAGAGCTTCCGGATATCCATAATACTTCAGTTCGTAGTACCGTTCATCTTGCACCGGGTAATTGAATATCACTCCTCCATCGTTGTCCTTATAAAGAGACGGATCGCTAAGAACCGAATCCACATTCGTAAAAACGTGAGTTCTATTTGCTCTACTCAAGAGCACATCATCTTCCATGTCTCGTATCTTAGCAACGGAGATAATACCGCTTATAGGGCTTATAGCTATGTTATCATCCGCAAGAACATGAGTATCAGGAACGAAATCGTAGAAGTTTTTTGTGAGCTTGAACGTAGTAGTAGCATCCGGAATAACATCCCATGCTTTATGAACCGTAGCGACCCGTAATGCGGAATACGAAACGATAGTTCTGCTTTGCCCTGAGCCAGTACCAGCAGTAAGTGTAACTACCCACCTTTGATATCTATTCACAATGGCACTGACCGCTACCGGAAACGTGATAGTGCTTGCTGTTCCCGCAACGGCAGTATCTTCTACGGTTACTCCGTGAAAATATGCTTCCTTTTCCGTGGACCTGAAACGAAGCACTCTTCCATTTGGAAACTTCCAAGAACACACTTTCTTGTAACCGCGGTTTATCCAGGAAAGAATATCCGTAGCGCCCGAAGAAGCCATATCTATGACTTCCGTACCTGCCGCGTAGGGCCGCAGATAGGTGGGTTTTGCGAGTTGCAGATACACTTCCCTTATCATTTCTCCCGCTGTCATCTTATCCTCCAACAAGAGCCAAGGTAATGATCGAACTCTACCGGGCTATACCGGGCCATTCCGGAAGTAGGATAAAGCGTGAACTCTCCGAAATACCACTCATTATCCTTTGGCACATAGTATAGGTCAACTCGTACAAAATCCATATTCGCGCTCAGCTCTTCCGCAAGTCTCTTTCCAGCTTCAGCATGTTCCTTTTCTATCGGAAAGTCAATGCCAAGACTCATATACGGAACGCTTTGTACTTTGAGGTTCTTAAAGCGCTCATCGAACATAGTCCAGCTCTTTATCTTTCCGCCTTCATATTCCATGATTGCTATAGCCTTAGCAGAGCCATCAAATACCCAGAACTTCACATCTATGAATGGCCTCGCTTCAAAGTGCTCCACAATGGCTCGTGCTGGTACTTGACTGTATGCCCACTCTTTCTTGTTGTCTCCGTACCTTCTGCTAAGCGATAACATGATCTGGCTTCGTATGTTTGCCTTGTCCGGTTCAGGCAGTTCTCTCAGGATTCTCCACGAAGAACCACTGTTTGACGTGTTCTTTATGATGCTCGGAACGATGAATGGTATCTTGCCTACGTCTCCGCCTACCCATAGCGTGTCAAACACTCGAATACCAGAACACCGTTCTTTGGCAATCTTTTTACTTTCAGCCTTATCCACAAGAGCGGGATATGTTTCATTATGGTCAAAGAGCTTTCTCCATTGTATCTTCTCATTGAACGATCTTGGATTCTGAGCGTTCATCCTGTATCCTACTCTCCGCAAAAACATTTCCTCAAGCGTTTCGTTTCTTTTCATTTCTTTCTCTCTATCACGATAAGTACATCGTTGTACTTAGGTCCGGTCTTGTATTCTCTTACTGAGAACGTAGGAAACTTCTCTGATATCTCCTTCGAGACCGAAGCATTGTCCTCCACGAAATACAGAAAGTCCGAAGCAAGCCGCGGAACAAAGCCCTCTATTGTGTTCAGGATGGCAGTATTCGTATGCAGCCCATCGTCAATGACTACGTTTATTTTCCTGGTTCCGAAGAGCGCCTTTACCTGCTCAGTCGTGTCAGCGAGCTGATCGAACTCATATACCATAGGAAGTGACTTACGGTACGCTCCACGTTTTTTCAGATTGCTTATAGAAGAAATAAAAATCTCAATATCAATATCGAGACCGATAACTTCCGACTTCGGAAAGATGCTGCTCCACAGCGCAATTCCGGACCCAGTAAGAACTCCTACTTCCACGAGAGTGAAAGCACGGTCAAAGTACCTTAGAAGTTCCTTAGCATAGATCTTCGCATATCCGTGACCGTTCATGCGGTCCCCTCCGCGCATGCAGCCCTTAGCAAGTTCTTCCTTTGTTCTTTTATCGAGAGGACTTACTTTCTTCCTCTTGATCTTTGTGGCTCCTCCAAAGCGTGCTTCACACGCTCTTAGTCTGTTCTCAAAATCCTTTACTTTAAGCACTCTTTTCTCCTTTCTTCTTCATGTTTCGTTCCATCATAGCTCGTATCTTTGAGTACCTGTGCATAGGGCCATAAAGGTTCGTTGCGTGTTTAGTAAGCTCCGTATGCCCTGCGGCCTCATACCACAGGTTCATAGCGTTCTTCATAAATCCATACGAAGGTAACTTCTTCAGCACCGCGTCTCGGAGCATTCCTTTGACGTGCAAGAAAACTGTGCTATGCGATATGTGTGCCCAGTCATTATCGCAGCTATTCCATTCTCTCGTGGTGTAGTTATGGAGTTTGCATTTGTATAGGTTGTTTTCCAGAATGTACATAAAGGCCGTCTGGTTCATGCCAGGGTACTTACTTTGCCACGCTCGCATGAGTTCATGCTCTTCATAGTACATCTTGTCGTTTATTTCCTGAAGGAGCTTAAAGAAATCTCGGGCTTTGTCGTTATTCCGAGCCATCATTATTCCGCCATTCATAGGCTTCTTCGTTCCAGGACATCGCTCCGTATACGCCACATCGAAGTCAATATTAAACGCATGTTCCGCGCTCCGCAGCATCAACATATCGCAGTCAGCCAATATCACATCATCATGAGCTTCATTCAGGAACTCTACCCATTTCTTCAGCTTATAGGTATTGCTCGTAAGGTTCCAGCCGAGTTCCTTGTCTCTCCCAGGAGGGGACAGAACCAATTCTACGAACTCAGCTTCAGGCATGTGTTTTGCTACGGATCCTCTAAAAACACTAAGGAGCTCCTGATACTTAGTACCGGAGCCCTTGTCGAATTGCACGGTGAGTATAATCATACTTACTCGATCAGGAGAATGACTGGATCGGTGCCTTTCTGGATAACGCGCAGTTGTTCAAGCGGTACAGCCGGAACAAGCGGCACATACACCGAAGAGTTCGCAAGACCCCGCTCAAACACGAAGGGCTCATCATAGGCAGCGCCAGTTCGTACCTCTAATACAAAGTTCGCTGTGCCGCTATTCATGACCCCTTTAATGAGCAACTTATCCGCTATCGTATCATTGGCCGCGCTCAACGATACCGCTATCTGACCCCTCAACTCTGCCATACTTCTGAGCCTCCTTCTCGCTCGTCAAAATGCTCTGAATATCCTTATAGCAACCACATTGTCTGCCATAAAGTTTGCCCCGGAACGGAACAATATCGTGCTCTCTTTGAAGCCTTCCGCATATCGTACACTTATAAGAACGTTCTCCTATTCTTCCTGGAAGGACCCCATCCTGGGCTTCCGGAACGCTCATTATTGTCGGAACTCCCTCTACGAGAATGACTTCATTGTGATAGATAAGCGGATTAACTGACATTGTTTTCCTCAAAGAAAAAGGGGCTCATTGCTGAGCCCCCGCTTTACCTCAGTCTCTTGGAGCCAAGGCTATCTGTACGAACAGGAACATATTCGTGGTGTCCGTACCTCCAGTGTTGTTCAGAACCCCGTCCGCGGAGATTGTAAACTCGTCTCCGAGATAATGTACATCATGCGGCACTCCCTGGGCGAACTCCAAGGCCTGAACGCTCAGAAGCATATCCGTTGTCTTGATCGGAATAACAGCATGATTACCAGCCGGACCTCCGACCAGAAAGAAACCTCCCTGAGCAAGCCCATTCGGAAGGAATGTAAGTTTACTGAAATCTTCGTCGTCAAACATACGCTCCTCCTTATACGCCGGTTATCTTCACAACGCCTCTCCAATCGAAGAAGGTAGTCGTGAACCGCATGTCCCCCTTGAAGATGGACGATCTGGTATTCGGGTCATCGTAGCTCATGAACTGTGCTTCTCTCCTATTGATGAACCGAACATCGTGCTCAGTTCCAACAAGGTAGCAGGCATACGGGTCGGTCAGGAAATGGCCTACTTTGTAGGTGATGCCTTCATCGTACATCGTATTTATCGCGTTGTTGCCGGTGTCCGGATCGAGAGCGCTCTTCAGGAGCTCTTTCGCTTTCCACCGCTGCTGATACGGAACCCAGAGCGTAGTCGGTTTCGATATAACCGGAACACCCTTGTCGTTCTGAAGATACCAGAACCTATCACACGCGGTCTGAAGAGTGCTCTTCGAGAGCGCCCCTGTTACGATGTTTGACTGCGTTCCAGCTATCACACCGAAGAGCGGATGAACCGCGCTGAAGAGCGGGAGTCCGTCCACACCGATACGAACCGCGAGCGTGCCGCTATTGATCACGTCCCAGAACCGAAGGTCCTTCGTGTAGCCAGCCGCTTTGCCAAGTTCCGCAATTCCTTTCTTTACGTGGCCTGTAAGATCGTCCTCGAAGAGAATGTTAGATACAATGAGCCCAAGACCGAACTCTGTATGATAGGCCTCTTTCTGGCCGCCCCATCCGAACTTCTCCATCGGAGTAGCCTGGCTCTCATGCATTATCTGCATGGCTCCAAGCCCGTACATCGATCCTTCCTTGACGGAGTGTTCAGAGCTTGTCTCGAACTTCGCAGGGAAGGCCTTCCATTCGTTTTCGACACGTTTGAAGTTGTCGAAATAAATCTTCCGGAAGCTCTTATCAAAGAGCTGCGGGAAATTGCCGCTTACCATGGGCATAGTTTACCTCCTTCCCTTACAGCGACGGATCCACATACTGTGGATTCACGCACTTGACGATGACGACCGGGTACAGGTCGCCCCACTTACTCACGGTCCGCTCAATGTCAATGACCTCGAAGTCCGTTCCAGGCGCCGACACATCCAAGTACATCACTCCATGAGCTCCGGCCAGGTCATACGAGTTGCCAAGTATTTCCTGTGTGATGGCGGCTGGCACTTCGCTCTCAAGATTCGCGCACTGAACCCGGAAAGCATTCGCTTCATCCAAGATCGGATGTATCAGGCCAGTGTCCTGTTCTGGATTATCCAGAGAGCCGTCTCCAACGTACACCGGAAAGTCATGGATCGCTATACCGAATATACCATCATCCGGTACATACGCCGCGGCAACTCCTACTTGAACTGAAAACGGATCGCCCTCGTCGATCGTAGGACCTCTAACTCCTATCGGGACTCTCCGAACGGGAGCGGCCATTGTCCCTCCGTCTCTGTTATGATAACGGAGCGAAAAGGGAGCAAATACGTTCATACTCCTTCCTCCTATATTGGGCGCTGGCCGCTTCTCACTTAGCCAACGTCATGCTCGTCGTCTATGACGGCGATTTTCTCTTTCCCGGTAGCGTGCATCGAAGAGTTGATCTGGTCAACCTTCTCCACTACGCCTTCTTTGTTGCCCTTGTATGCCTGGGTGCTCCTCAGACTCACCGCAAGCTCATGCTGCTCAATGAACCGTATCGGAATCTCCATCGCTATAAGCTCCGGTTTGCTCCGATCACCGATCATTATGACCTCGCCGCTCTCAGAGCCAGGCCCTTCTTTCGTTCCATCTTTCTTTACCTTCGCTTCTCGGATCTGCGTATAACCCGCAGACATACATTCATCGAACTCGTCCGGCCTTCTCCATGTCGTATGATATCCGCTTCTCTTCCGCAACGAATCGATCTTACTCGATACATCACTTCCAAGCATTTGAGCAAGTTCCTTTCCAAGAGTAGGACCGCTATGCTGTCTGTCCTCTTTCTCTTGCTCCTTTATGTACGCAGAAGCTACATAATAGGGCAACTTACGAACCAGCTCATCATCGAGCTTTGGAAGATTTCCAGCCTCAAATACTATGTCCTTATCTTCCTTTACAAACTGTAGCACCTGACCAGGTTCAGTGTCCATTGTAACGTAGACCGTTTTCTCGTTACTTACCTCTTTACTAACATCCTTAGCCATTATTTACTTCCCTCCTTTTCTTGACATATATTCCTCAATCGGAATCATGTCCATTTGAGCGTTTCGAATATCTTCTTCCGTAGCGTAGACCTTTGTTCGAGGTCTTTCTGTTCCCGTAGTAACGTTCGCCGATCTGCCGCCTAACGCTCCGCTTACCATCGAAGCACGAGGCCTTGCCGTTGATCGGTCCCCAGCAGGAGCACCAGGATCTATCCCATATTCCGCGAGTCTCTTATTCACTTCCGCGTCAATACGCTCCTGAACCTTAGAGTTTACCGTCTCTTCGATGATATCGTCCTGATGTCTGCGCTTTATCTCATTTACTGCCTGAGTCCATACGAGCGGATTGTTCTTCTGATTAGCCGGAAGAGACGAAACATAGTTTTCTATCTCTCCCTTGTACTTCGTGAACACTGTGGCTGTGGACGGATTAAGCTCAACGAGTTGTTTATTCTGATCAGACATTATTCCTATGAGCGCTCCGAGCGTTCCGCGGGTTTGCCTCGTAATGGCCTCCGAGATAACCTTACCGGCTTTACCTTGCTCAAACATTTCCGCTTCGAGCCGCTTCTCAAAGTCCGCTTCTGATTCTCCCGGTTTCTGATCTATGTTCGCTGGCTGCTGTCCGGGCCTCATAGCTCCAGCAAGATCCTTCAGGCCCGTAACGATAGCGCTTGAGCTATCGCTTCCTTTTCTCAGAGCTTCATATTCATCCTTCGACAGTACAACCTTTGTACTGTCGGGTTCCTCTGGTGTTTCCGCAGGAGCAGCTTCTCCCGGTCTGAGTATCACGATTTCCTGATCGAGAGGTTCAGGATCCTCAAACTCGTTCATGTCCGGAATGCCACCATCATTCGGGCTCTTGAGTATTCGCGGAAAGTCCCACATACGTTTCCTCCTTAGCTAAATTGAGAAAGTTTTGTCTTACCTGTAACACACCTTGCAGATATCCCTGGAAATACCGCAGCTCTTCATTTGTTGATCTTAGACTCTCCAAGGCATTTGTGGCCGTATCAGCATTGAGCGACATTATTGTGTTTATGAGTTTCCACATATCGGTCTGTATGAATGCCCTCACTTCGGTCATTTGACGTTCTTCCTCGGCTGAGAGCTCCTTCTGCTCGGCAACAGCACCGATTCCTGTTGCGTCTGCTTGGTGGCCGGTATTCACGAAATCCATGATTTTTTTACCTTTTTTCATTTCGTCCATTTACATCATACCTCCTGGTTCTTGTGGTTGGGCAGTTCCTTGCCCTTGTACAACAGGGCCTTCATAATCAAGCCTTATTCCTTCTTCCTCTATACCGATAGGCGTAGCTTCTCGAACATTTCCTTGCATTTGTTCCTGAAGCGCCTTGGCTCTCTTTTGCTGTTCTATGGCATTGTCGGTGAACGATCTCATCATTTCCTGAAGCATTTCATACTTTCTCACATCCGGAACATACTTATCCGGATCTTCCTCCCCAAAGAACTCAAACACACTCTCCATGAGTTTCGTGCTCCCCACGTACAGTGCAAGCATGTGATTCCACGCTTCAGGAGCTATCTTCTTGAGCTGCATACCAGCCGGTCCAAGAACCTGCATAGCAAGCGGGAAAGTCTGCTGCGCGTACTGCGCATACAACTGTGCGAGTGTGAGCATGCTCTGTCTTTTTACCTCAAAGGTTTGGTCTACATCCGTTGTTCTTATCGTGAAGGCCATCTTGAACGGAATGTCAGACATCTTAATGTCAAGCGCCTTTTCAAGCAAAGCAATTTCCTCATCAGTAAGGCGTTTTATCTTTCGCTCATTCGAGATAACGCGCTCTTTGTTCTTTACCAACTGGAAGAAAATCATCATTCCTATTTCACCATAGAAGTCCGTGATGCCGTCCGCTATCGCGGTAAATAGGCCCTGGCCACGCGCAGTGCGTAAGTTCTGCCCTCGGAACGTATCCCTCGTTCCAAGCCGCTGATCCGAAGAACCGGTCATAGTGCTTAGCATAAGAGACGCTTCTCGTGCGTAGTTCATCGTTTGATTCTCAGCCTGAAGGGAACTTGGGTAAACTTCTCCAAGTTGTATAGGCATAATATCTGTCGTTGGATTGTCCATAGGAATGATCTTTCCAGGGCTTAGCTCCTCGTTTGAGCGAAACACGTTTCTCTTCACAGCAACCATTCGCATGTTCGCAAACTTCATGTTGTCATTTCGGAGATTATGTATTCCTTCTATTTCGTCCTGAGAATACTCGCATGTCTGGCCTGATCCGCGGCCTTCCAAAGCAAAAGTTCTCGGTATGAAATTACCTGAAACTATCATCCTGTAACCGAACTCATTGTATTGCTGGCTGAGAACGGTCTTTGTAGGCACATGCACGATAAACACTAAGTCCTCGTACTTTCCGTCCTTATCTACATCGTGCTTGAACCAGAACTTAGTGAGAATAATTTGATCCGTTCTGTCTGGATCCGAGTTCATGATGCTATTTTGCTCTTCTGTCTTTTGCATTAAGACCGGAGTTCCGCTATTCGCAAGAATAGCCTCAACGCCTTCCGGATCGAACACGCCGTCTGTAGCAAGGTTCTTTAGCTCATATTCGGCAATCGGATAGTCGCTCGATATCCAGGGCATTTTCTGGATATCCTTGTAGTTCTCCGGGTAAACCACATCTTCTATAGCCGTTACAATAAGCTCCGGACCGTCATGGAATGAGGCCTCTATCTGCTCCTCTACGCCTTCACTCTCGGTCTTGAATTGCCACCGTTCATTCGTCCACGGAACCTGCACGAACACTGTTCCCATGAGCGCCATATCAAAAAGAGCTTCAGTATTAAAGCGCTTCATGTTTAGATCGAGTCTGCTATCTGAGAGTATATTGTAGTAGCGAGTGAGCGTTTTGCATTGATCCAAAAGGTCCTTATCTCCTTTCCTTAGTGCCTTAACGTACCACGGAGGATTGATCGAACCAAACATCTGCTTCAGGTGCCCAGATAGAGCTTGCCATATAATCTGAGAAAGCGGCGGAACGACATTCGAGGCATTCGGTATCGGAGTGTTCTTTGTCGTGTAGCGAGGTCTTGCTTCCGCTTGTCTGCGCCACTTGGCCCATGTGAGTTCCTTGTTCGATCGGTTGCTCTTCGCGTCCTGGTACTTCCTGCAAAGAGCCTCTATGAGCTCACGCAGCTCGTCTTTGTCCGTTATGATACCATCAAGAACTTGTTCTTCTTCGTTCTCCGCGTCGCTCATATTGTCCTCCTAATAACCGAACACATTATCATCATCTACGAGAGCCCTTTGCTCAGCTTCATGTTCTTCCCGTTGAGCGGTGTCTGCCTTAGAAAGCGGCCTGTATGAGCCAGATATGCCCTTCGCGCTTTCGTCCAAGGTATCCATTCTATACTGACTCATCGGAAATACCATGTGCTCCTCAAGGAACTCCTTAGAGCAGCCATGAGCAAGATACAACTGCCCCTTTGCGAGCTTCAGACCTACAGTATTGCGTATTCTTACCACTTTGTCAACAGTGACCGCTTTAGGCTGAGGATTGATGTAGATTGCTCTTTCGTACTGTTCCTCAATGAGTTGCCCTACGAGCTGTTTCTGAGTTGCGTTTGCTTCTACAATGCTCTCGCGGATATAGCCTTCAAAGAGCTTCCCTGCTTCGAACATAAAATCAAACATTTTATTTGTAGAAAAGTACCCGACACGGCTAAAGATCCTCGTTACCCGATCACTCGAATCGTGCGCCCATACTCCGATGCTTGTTCGAGACGTTTTAGCGGAAATACCTCTATCCGTACCGGCAGGATCCACAGACATCACTACGTCGCAATCCTTCAGAAAAACCACGTCAGATACTTCATCGAAGTTCGTATCTGCCTCGTAGCGAATAACCCAATCGTTATACTCTTCGAGATATTCCAAGGTTGCGAAACGTGGTTTTGTTTCCGTGAACTCAGCGAGGCCTGTCTTTTGCGGGTAGTTCATGAGCTGCGTCATAGCATACCACATATCCTCTTCCATGGCTTTCTGAAGAGCCTTCTGGTCGATCTTTTCAGGATATATGTATACTCCGTCCTCTTCCGCGAGACGGTTATAAACGGACCATTCTCCATCCGGTTTAACAGTAAACTCAGGAACCTTATAGCCGATAAACTCATACGCATCATTGACCATTATCTCGTACATATCATCCGTTGCGTACCGCGTACCGAGAACGATGTCTCGGTCTATTTTTGGTTCATCAAGAAGAGACGTTTTGTTGTTTATGTAGCGGCGTTTTTTCCTGTACATATCAACGCCGCTGCTCCCTTGTGCGTCAAGATCGTCCTGGCCCACGTCATCGTCCGCAACATAGAGATTGCAATGCCCGCCTTCTGAGGCCCCTTGTGCAGAACCTACAACCATAGTTGCCTCGGTGAAGTGCCTTGTACGAGAAGGAATTATTATCCGGTCTGAGGCCCATTTTCCGGTCATAGCATAGCCTTTCGGTATCATTGTTTCCGGAAAGAGCCAGTGCATCATTTCGTTGTTTTCAAAACAGTCCTTTACGTTTCCAAGAAACTCCGCGGCCTTCTCGAACTTGTTGCTTTCGTAGCGTATGCGGATATTTGGAAAGCGAATTATTTCCCAAATACACGCTCCGTGGCCCCATATTGTTGACTTGTAGAATGACCTCGGTACGAAACCGGCTCCTCGTGCTCCAGGTCTCATGCAGGAATCGCTTTGCCGCCAGTTAGCCATTTCAAGATGTATTTCAGTATTAAGCTTATCGTATGGGCCTGAGAAACCCGCAACGAACTTCAGGCAAAACCACAGGCTCACGAGGGAAAGTTGTCTTAGGTAGCTTCTCAGCTCATTGCTTTGTACCATTCGTTTGCTCTGAACTTCAGTAATGAGTTGTCTTATGATCGTCTGGCCTTTTTCAAAGTCGGAAAAGAGCGGAGCATCCTCATGAGGACAGATATCGAAGATTGGCTTTTTTACGTTACTTAGCTTTCTTGCCATTCTCATTGCCTGACAGGGATATTTCTGTAGCTTGCGATGAAGGCAACGGTAATCCTACGAGAAGAATAGGTTTATCGTTATGCTCTGGCTCTTCTCGCGGTTCGTCTGTTTGTGCTCTTGTTATGAGCTCTTCCTCGAAAGGATCCTTTCTCTCGATGAGAAGGCAAAGAGGTTTCTTTCTCATTCTTTTCTCCTATGCTGCGCTATGAGACTTTCAGGAATGGAAATGGTGTGTTTTCTTGGGATAGGAGCGGAAGAAAATGGAGATTTCTGTTCCTGCTGTTGCGTAGGAGTCACGTCACGGTTAAACGGTAGGTCTTCTTTTGAAAGGTGTGAATTGCCGAACATGCCCATCATTCCATTCACGATAGCCACTACTGCTTCAGCGGGTATGCCGAGTGCGTCTGGAGTTTGCTGTTTCGGTTGCTGTTTCATAAGGCCTGCTCGATCGAGAACGTCCTGCGCTGCGCGAAGTTTGTTTTCTTCCTTTCCGTTAAGGACTATGGTCTCTATGGTATCTATCGCGTCATCTACGAGGAAAACGATACGTTCACGTTGCGCAGGAGTGGCCTCAAGAACGATGTCTGTTGGAGTTTCAACGATTGTATTACCGTAAGAGCGATGTAGGAAGTTGTTGAGTTTATCGAAGTTTTGCGGTTTTGCGGGAAGAAGCGAAGGAGAGAAGGCAGTCTGTGGTGTTTGCGCTGAGGCCTCGAATTGCGCTTCGTTTTCGTCTTTTTCTTCTTCTTCAAACGTAAGCTCTTCGTTCTGCATGAGGTAATAATAGCGCAGTACGCGGAGAATGTCAATGTCGTGGTAGGAGAGAGAGCACAAGAGAGAAGGAAAAAGAACACTTTCCACATAACATAAGACACTAATTTTGATTTCGCTGTGTGAGGAGGGGTTACTCCCACACCGCGACCCCGTTTCCCATTTGGCCGTAGTGGGGTATTGGGGCTTGACTTATGTGCGTCAAGTGGTAAGATATAGTTATCTTATGTTTTGGAGGAAAGGGAATGAAAGAAAAAATACTGAGCGGGGAAGGAAAAGGAACAGAAGTGGAAATCAGACCTATGTCCTTTGATGAGGTATGCGCTTTACGCGGAACTCATGAGCTTGTACATACTGCATACTACGGGTCAAGGCACAACGAAAAAGGACTTGTACATGTACTTGTCAATGGCAAGCCAAAGACTTGGAAAACAAGACCGGGTGATGTGCGCGTTCCAGTGAAATACGGTCTGTATGAATACGCGTACATAGAAATCCACAACGGCTCCATTGATCATACTCTTTACTTCGTGAAGGTAGTAGAATGAAAGAAACAGACCGCGCAACGGAACGCGCTGCCGCTCTCAGGCAGTACAAGGCATTGCGAAACGCAATCAAGAGCGAAAAGGACTATACCACAATCCGCAACTATGAGAAACAGCTAAGGTACATTAAAGAGCGTTACGCGCTATAAGGAGAAAAGAAAATGAGACTTGAACAACACAACGAATTACGAGACTACGCGAATAGGAACATAGAAGTATACTCTACTTCAGTGCGCGAGTTACTTGAAAAGTACCATGGGAATCTTAAGGCAGTCACTTACTTAGATATTGCGCATAGCATCGAAGAGCTTTTCAGCAACCTATCAAGTATAGGCGGATATACAGTACTTTTTACCAGTGACAAAGGGGATGCTCTATGCGCGGCTTGCGCAAAAAGAAGATACTTTATTGGCAAAGAGTCCGTATCATGCGGCACGTATGATGAAGGGCCTGCAATACAATGTGATGATTGTGGAGAAGAGATCGCAGCATCATACAGTGATCCGGAAGCGACCGAGTAAACAGTTAGTAAGCATTTGATTCAGCATAAGCAGCCTTGAAAAAGGCTGCATTTTTTTACCCTCAGCAATCCGCAACAATCTACAATATCGCTCTTCCGCGTACCGCGCACACTGCATACCGCGCAGCGCGTTCTGTAACTCCGCGCAATAGCTATCCATATCCTACGTTCCGCGTACCGCTCTACGTGCAAGAGCTTCTTAGCAATTCCACTTTTCACTGAACGCATTCAATCAAACACAAAATGTAATAAAACTGCATAAATATGCATAAAAACGCCAAAAGGCTGTATATTTATAAACTTACATACCTGACATGGTGTGTAAATTATACGGGAATTATACGGTAATTATACGCATATTAGAAGCGATATAACTCTATATATAGTATATATATATATTATATTATTATATATTATTATATGATAAGAGGAAAGAGGGTTTTTAACGTAAATCCTTATGCTGTAAGGAATTAACCCCTCTACACCCCTCCTTTTCAGCCCTTTTCTCCATTTTCTCCACCGTATAAACATACAAAGTGAATAATTGCCACCATGTAATAATTCGCCAAAAAGTGCCTTAATTCCTTACCCTGTAACAACTTACACGCATATAATTACCGTATAATTGCCATGTAATTACATTACAATGTAAAGTGGAAAGTAGTCCTTAACACTCACTATTTCGCTATCTCTGAGCGGAGAAAAAGAAAAAGGAAAAGAAAAAGGAAAAGAAAAAAAAAACTTTCT